GAGGTGCCGCCACACCTGGTGGAACCACTGCCGGCCCCGAGTCGAGCGGAGATGACGCACAACCGGGATCTGCTGCAGCTGCTCGCTGACTATGAGTCGCTCCGCCGCCGCGCCAATGCAGATCGCGCTGCCGTGGTGGAGATACTGAGCAACGACGTCGGGGTGGAATGATGAGCGTCACTGAACGACGTGGCAGCGCCGCGAGCCGTGGTTATGGCCACAAGTGGCGCCAGGCGCGGGATGGCTGGTTGCGCAAGCATCCGCTGTGCGCGATGTGCCAGCGACGCGATCAGGTGACGCCGGCTACGGTCGTCGACCATATCGTTCCCCATCGTGGAGACATGGCGCTGTTCTGGGATCGGGACAACTGGCAGTCACTGTGCAAGCCATGCCATGACATCGACAAGGCGCGGCTCGAGGCTGGCGGCTCGCTCCCGGGCTGCGATTCGTCCGGCGTCCCCCTCGACCCCGGCCACCACTGGCGGTGAGGGAGGGGGCATCCAAAAGTTCGCAGCCGGGCGCCGCCGAGACCGCCCGGCCCACTCTCTTTTTTTAAGCGGGAAAAATGGGAGGGGGGTATCCCTGAGATGGGTACCGGTCCCCACCAGTTGAAGGAGGTTCGCCATGGCAGGCAATCGGAACTCCGGGCGTAAGCCGCTGCCGGCGAACGTCCATATGATTCGCGGCAACCCGAGCAAGAAGTCGGCTCATGAACTGGAAGGCTCGGGCCAGCAGCAGCTGCCGGCTGAGATTCCGCCGTGCCCGGCATTCCTGCACAAGGATGCCAAGGCAGAGTGGAAGCGGATCACGAAGGATCTGCAGACCCTGGGGCTGATCAGCAAGCTGGACCGAGGCGAGCTGGCGGTCTACTGCCAGGCCTGGTCGGACTGGAAGCGAGCCCGAGAGAAGATCGCCGAAATGGAAGACGCGGGGTTCGTTGAGATGACGCCCAGCGGCTACAAGCAGATGTCGGTCTGGATGCAGATCGCGAACCGCGCCGAGGAGCGCATGAGGAAGGCCGGTGGCTCGTTCGGTCTGAACCCGTCGGCCCGGTCCAGCCTGGGCGCCGGTACGGTGCAACAAGGAGAGCTGTTCCCCAATGAGCAAGCGGAGACCGCCCGAAAGTACGGACTGTGACCGCGTCACGGCCTACGCGAGAGCGGTTGTCGATCGCGAGCTGATCGCTGGGCCCCAGGTTCGTAATGCGTGCGCACGTCACCTGCGTGATTTGGAGGACGGCCCCACTCGCGGGCTCTACTGGGACATCGAGGCTGCCGATCATGCGATCGGCTTTTTCGAGGAAGTGCTTCGCCTCAATGGCGGCCAGTACGAAGGGTTGCCCTTCGAGGTGCTGCCCTGGCAGGCCTTCATCATCGGCAGCCTGTTTGGCTGGAAAGGGGAGGATGGATTCCGCCGTTTCCGCGTGGCGTATATCGAGACGGCCAAGGGCTCCGGCAAGTCGCCGCTCGCTGGCGGTGTCGGGCTCTACGGGCTGGTTGCCGATGGCGAGCGGCGAGCTGAGGTCTACGCTGCGGCGACGAAGAAGGACCAGGCGCAGATCCTGTTCCGCGACGCGGTGGCCATGGTCGATCAGTCGCCGTTGCTGGCCCACAACATCGCCAAGAGTGGCGCCCCCGGGAAGGAATACAACCTCGCGTTTCACAAGACGGCGAGCTTCTTCCGCACCGTCTCGGCGGATGATGGTCAGTCCGGCCCTCGGCCCCACATTGCGCTGCTCGATGAGATCCACGAGCACAAGACCGCGATGGTCGTGGAGATGATGCGTGCTGGCACCAAGAGCCGCGAACAAGCACTGATCTTCATGATCACCAATTCCGGTACCGATCGCCTGACGGTCTGCTGGGACTACCACGACTATGCCGACAAGGTCGCCTCTGGCGTGCTCGAGGACGATTCCTTCTTCGGCTTTGTCTGTGGCCTGGACGAGACCGACGATCCGTTCGATGACGAGGAATGCTGGTACAAGGCCAATCCCTCGCTGGCCTACGGCATCCCGGGGCTGAAGTACTTGCGTGAGCAGGTGACCCAGGCGCGTGGCATGCCCTCGAAGGAGGCCACTGTGCGGCGACTCAATTTCTGCCAGTGGGTGCAGGCCGACAACCCGGCCATCAGTCGCGATGCCTGGCTGGCCACGCAGGACGATGGATTCGACATGGATCGGCTGCTCGGCCGCCGTTGCGTGGCAGGGCTCGACCTCTCCAGCACCCAGGACCTGACATCGCTCGTGCTGATGTTCGAGCCCGTTGAGGATGACCCGGTCTGGCGGATGGTGCCCTGGTTCTGGCTGCCCGAGGAAGGGCTGGCCAGAAAGGCCGAGACCGACCGCGTTCCGTACCTGGTGTGGCAGAAGGATGGCCACCTCGACACGTCGCCCGGGCGAGCGATCAACAAGCGCCACGTCCTGCATCGGCTAGTCGACATCACCGAGCGCTATGACCTACTCGGCATTGGGTTCGATCGCTGGCGGATCGAGGATCTGCAGGCGCTCATCGAGGACGAGGGCGTGAGCCTGCCGCCTCTGACCCCGGTGGGCCAGGGCTTCAAGGACATGTCGCCGGCCGTCGACGAGTTCGAGCGCCGGCTGGTCAATGCCGAACTGCGCCACCAGGGCCACCCGGTGCTGACCTGGTGTGCGGCCAACGCGGTGTATGCCGAGGACCCGGCGGGTAACCGCAAGATCGACAAGCGCAAGAGTACCGGTCGCGTCGACGGTGTCGTCGCGGCGGTGATGGCCACTTCCCTGACGTTGGGCGAACTGGCCGAGCCGGAACCAGAACCTGATTTCATCGAGCTGTGACGGGAGCGCCATGCGCAATCTACTCAATCGCCTGACGGGCCTGGGTGCCGGGTCCGGGGCCGAGACCCGTGAAGAGCCGACGGTGACCCCGGACCCCAGCATCAGCAACGAGACCGTCAGCAGCGGTGACGTCGATGGCATGATGGAGCTGTTTCAGACGGCCCCGAGCTACGCCGGCCCGCCCGTGACCGCCGAGACAGCGATGCGTGTCACCGCCGTCTATGCCTGTGTGCGGATGCTCTGCGGGGCCGTGGCCACCATGCCGGTGCACATCTACCGTCGTACCGAGACGGGGCGTGAGCGTGTCGATCACCGGCTGTGGTGGGTGCTGAATCAGGAAGCCTCTTCGATGTTTACGGCGGCGGCACTGTGGGAGTACCTGCTGGCGTCGATGATGCTGCGAGGCGATGGCCTGGCGCGTATTCGCCGCAACCGGGCCGGCCAGGTCACGGCGCTGGAGCCCTTGCCGCGCCAGAAGACCATCATCGAGAAGGTCGACGGCCGGCTACGCTACTACGCCTACCTCGATGAAGAGGGCTATGTCGGCCTCGATCAGGACGACGTGCTGCATCTCCCCAATGTCGGTTTCGATGGCGTGAGCAGTCCCTCGGTGATTGGGCAGGCCGCCAAACAAGGCATCGGCCTGGCGATGGCTGCCGAGGAATACAGCGCCCGTTTCTTCAGCAATGGGGCCCGGCCGGATCATGTCATCACTATGGATGGCACGCCGACCCAGGAGCAGCTCGATCGCATTCGCAACAGCTGGCTCAAGCGGCACAGCGGAGCCGCCAACGCCCACCTGCCGGGCATGTTGGTGGGTGGGGCCAAGGTGCATCAGATCACCATGAATGCCGAAGATGCTCAGCTGATGGAGGCCCGGCAGTTCCAGGTGACTGACATCGCCCGTGCCTTCGGCCTCCCGGGCTGGATGATCAATGCCAACGAGAAGTCCACCAGCTGGGGGAGTGGCCTCGAGCAGATGGGGCTCGGCTTCATCATCTACACCTTGCAGCCGCACCTGACGCGCTGTGCCCAGGAGATCAACCGCAAGCTGTTGCGCAATCGCCAGTTGTTCGCCGAGTTCAACGTCAACGCCCTGCTGCGAGGCGACGCCAAGACGCGCGCCGAGTATTACAAGTCCGCGCTCGGCGGCACTCAGGCGCCCGGATACATGACGCCCAACGAGGTCCGGGCCAAGGAGAACCTGCCGCCGGTCAAAGGTGGCGATCAACTGTATTCCCCCGAGGTGACGTCCAATGCCGATGCCTAAGCTGCTGCAACTGTTCCTGGATAACCAGGCGCGGCCCAAGGATTTCCGTGCTGAAACCAACGACCGGCGAGGCGAGGTCTATCTCTACGACGCCATCGGTGACTGGTTTGGTATCAGCGCCGAAGCCTTCAACCGGGAGGTTCGGGCGATGGAGGGGGAGATCGACGAGATTCACCTCTATATCAATTCCCCGGGTGGCGATGTCTTCGAGGCCCGCGCGATGGCCACCGCGTTGTCGCAACTCAAGGTCAAAACGGTCTCGCACATCGAGGGCCTAGCGGCCAGCGCCGCGACCTTCCTGCCCATGGTGACCGACGAGGTCGAGATGACCGATGGCGGCTTCTTCATGATCCACGAGGCGTGGACGCTGACCATGGGAAACAAGCGTGACCACCAGCAGCAGGTCGACCTGCTGACCAAGGTGGATGACTCCATCCTCGAGGCCTATGCCAAGCGCACCGGTGCCGAGCGCGACCAGCTCGTCGCCTGGATGGAGGCCGAAACCTGGTTCACTGCAGAAGAGGCGAAAGAGCATGGCTTCATCACCAGCATCCTCGAGACCCAGCGGAAGCAAAGCAACGCTGCCCGCTGGAACCTGGGTGCCTACCACAACACCCCAAGGGCCCTCACTGAAGGCCCGTCCCCGGAACAGCTTTACGACCGAGCGCAAGCCGAACGACGGCTCGCGCTGATCGAAAGGCAATAGCGGGCTCCCGCTTGCCAACTTCCAGGCCGCCCTCGAGGCGGCCTTTTTGTCACTGAAGGAGACAGCATCATGCCTCAGAGCATTCAAGACCTGCGGGAGCAGCGCACCAAGGCCGCCAAGAGCGCCCGCGAGCTGCTCGACCAACACCCCGGCGACAAGTGGGGCGAAGAGCAGGACACGCAGTACAACAACCTGATCGGCGAGATCGACAACCTCGACGCCCAGATCGATCGCCAGCAGAAGCTGCTCGATCGTGAAGCCGAGGAAAAGCACCGCGTTGAAGACCGCGCTGGGCGCGACGGGATTTCCACCGATGAAGCAACCGCGCTCAAGCAAAAGGAGAGCGAGATCTTCCGTGCCTGGATGCAGGGCGGGGTCGAGGGTCTCAACGCTGAGCAGCGCGAACACGTCCAGGCCATGCGCCAGAAGATGCTGGAAAACGCCATGAGCACCGGCACTGGCAGCGAGGGCGGTTACCTGGCGCCGGACCAGTTCAGCGGCGAACTGCTCAAGGCGCTGAAGGAATTCGGCGGCATGCGCGAGGCTTCTCGGGTCATCCAGACCGCGAGTGGTGTGGCGATCAACTGGCCGACCACCGATGCGACCAGCGAAGAAGGCGAGATCGTCGGCGAGAACGCCCAGGTCACGACCGGTGAGACCAGTTTCGGAACCCTGCCGCACGGCACCTACAAGTTCTCGTCCAAGTCCATCGCGCTGCCCTTCGAGCTGCTGCAGGACAGCGAGATCGATCTCGAGGCTTATGTGCGCGAGTTGCTGCAGGAACGTCTGGGCCGGATCACCAACCGGATGTTCACCACCGGCTCGGGTACCGGCCAGCCTCACGGTATCGTCACCAGCTCTGCATCCGGCAAGATCGCCCCGACCGGGCGGGTCGACAGTGCCACCTACGATGACCTGGTGGACCTGGAGCACAGTGTCGATCCCGCCTATCGGCGCAGTGGCAACGTGGGGTACATGTTCCACGACATGACCCTGCGTGAGCTGAAGAAGCTCAAGGACGGCGACGGTCGCCCGCTGTGGGTGCCGGGGGTGGCGGTGAGCGAGCCCGATACGCTCAACGGGTATCGTTATACCATCAACCAGCACATGGCTCAGCTCGGTGCCGGCAACAAGCCGATCCTCTTCGGCGACTTCGCCAAGTACATCATCCGCGATGTCATGCAGGTTCAGTTCTTCCGCATGACCGACTCCAAGTACACCGAGAAGGGGCAAGTTGGTTTCCTCGCCTTCATGCGCTCCGGTGGTCGTCTGATGGATGTGGGCGGTGCCGTGAAGCACTTCCAGAACGCGGACAGCTGATCCCGTTCGGCAACCATCCGGGCCGGCGCTGTCGGCCCGGCCATGCATTAACCATCATGGAGAATCCCCATGGCCGGTACCAAGACGACTCAGCAGCCCACCGAGGATGCCAAGACACCGGAGCAAAAGCTGCCCAGTCACCAGACGGTGCTGATCCTGCGCGACGAACGTGTGGGGCAGAACGACTACAAGCCCGGTGATACCCCCAAGCTGACCTATGATCGGGCTCAGCAGCTCATCAAGCGAGGGGCTGCTGACGGTGATCATGGGGCCATTCGCGCTGCCCAGGCGCGTCGCAAGGCCAAAGGTTGAAGCAGCCATGACGACAGTGCGTAGCCGCCGAATCGTCGAGCCAACGGAAGAGCCGATCACCCTGGCAGAGGCCAAGACGCAGGCGCGGATTGATCACGATCACGAGGATGATTTCGTCGCCTCGCTGATCGCCACCGCGCGGGATGTTGCCGAACAACGTCTAGGCCGAGCGCTCATCACACAGACCTGGGAGCAGCGTGGCTTGCCGCGTGACGGTGTGATCGAGCTACGCCGCTGGCCGGCGATTGAGGTCGTGAGCGTTGAGGATGCCGCCGGCGAATTGGCGCCAGAGGCCTGGAAGGCCGAGGTGGGGGAGTTCCCCGAGGTGAGGTTGATCAACTACCAAGGCGGTCCTGTCACCGTCACCTATACCGCCGGTTACGGTGACGCGGCGGACGATGTCCCGGAATCTATCCGGCGCTGGATGTTCGTTGCCGTGGCCACCATGTACGAGCATCGCGAGGCTGAGGTGACGGGCACGATCGTCAGCAGCCTCGGCTACGTCGATAACCTGCTCGAATGCTATCGGGTACCCGCAATATGAGTGATTCCCAGGTCGGTAACGACTCCCGACTGATCGAAGCGCTGAAGGAATCAGCTGCCGCCCAGCGCGAGTCGGCCGCTGCCATGCGCGATCTGGCCGAAAGCAACCGCGCCATGATCGATCTGCTGGCCGAGCAAATGGCCGATGAGGTCGGCGGCGACGAGGAGCCCGAGCGGTATCTCGACGGGACGCCGGTGGAGAGATGATATGCAGGCGGGAAAGCTGCGACATCGGGTGCGCTTCGAGCGGCCTGCGAACACCCAGGACCCTGTCACCGGCGAACCGAAGCCGGGCTGGGAGCCGGTGGTCACGCTGTGGGCATCGATCGAAGCGCTCAGCGCCCGCGAGTTCATCGCTGCCAAGGCCGGCCAGGTCGAGGTGACGGCGCGGATCGGCATCCGCTATCACCCAGCGATCGACGACACCATGCGGGCGGTGCATGGCGACACGGTCTATGACATCCACGGCGTGCTGCCGGACCCACGCAGCCGGCGCCACTACTTGACGCTGCCGGTCAGCGAGGGGGTGAAGGATGGATAAGTTCAGCATGACCAAGCTGGGGCCTGATCACATCCATACGCCACATGATGGTGGTGGTGCGCGCGATGTCTTCGTCGATGGCCGAAAGGTGGATGGCGCGTTCTATGCCGACACCAAGCGCGGCATTGTCGACTACTACCCCAAGCCTCTGAAGATCCACAAGCGAGGCAAGCGGGTTATTACGCGGCGCCTGCGAGGCCATGTCGAGGTCGTGAGAAAGTCCGATGGCTGACGCGATCACGTTCGAGGTCCATGGCCTCAAGGAGCTGGGCGACCGCCTCGACAACATCGCCCAGGAACCCAAGCGCAAGGGCGGGCGCTTCGCACTGCGCAAGGCCGCGAACAAGGTGCGGGACGAAGCCAAGGCCAGGGCCCAACGGATCGATGACCCAACCTCAGCGGCCGAGATCAACGAGAACATCGTGGTCCGTTGGGATGGCAAGCACTTCCGGCGGACCGGCGAGCTCAAGTTCAAGGTCGGCGTGATGGGCGGCGCCGGCGGTAGCGCCAAGAGCGAGCGCTATGCCGGCCTGCCGGGTGGCGACACTCGCCACTGGCGTCATGTCGAGTTCGGTACCGAGCGGACCCGAGCCCAACCGTTCATGCGCCCCGCGCTGGCCGAGAGCATCTCGGCGGCCACCGAGGAATTCGTGCGCGAGTACAACAAGAAGCTCGACCGCCTGTTGAAGTGAGGCCCCAGCCCCATGTTCCCCCCGATTTACGCACTCTGCACAGCAGACAGCGCGGTCAGCGAACTGCTGGGATCTCGCCTCTATCCGGCGGGTGATGCGCCCCAGGGCGTGGCGCTGCCCTACGCCGTGTGGCAGATCATCCCCGGCGGCGCCCCCGAGAACTACCTGGCGGATCGGCCGGATGCCGACAGCTACACGCTGCAGGTGGACGTCTATGCCAGCTCTGTCAGTGCAGCTGGCGACGTGACTGAGGCGTTGCGCGACGTCATCGAGAGGCATGCCTACATCGTTCGATGGGGTGCCCTGGACACCGACCCCGATACGGGGAATCGGCATATCAGTTTCGACGTGGACTGGATAGTTCACCGATAACCCACCGCCCCGAGGGGGATAGGAGAGAAGCATGTCAGTACTTACACAGGGCACGAACATTTACTTCCTGGACCTGACGGCATCGGGTGGCCCTGCCGTCGTTCGGGTCAAGGGCGCGACGGCCCACAACCCTGGCGGCAACCCGGCCGGGCAGATCGACGACACCGATCTGGATGAAACGAAGGCCAAGCAATACAAGCGAGGCCTTCAGGACCCCGGCCAGGCCAGCCTGACGATCAAGGCCGACCCGGCCGAGCCGAGCCATATTCGCCTGCATGAGCTGTTGAGCGGGCCGGAGATCGTGATCGCGGTGGGCTGGGCCGATGGCACGGATGCGCCCGAGGTGAATACCGAAGGGAACGGTTTCAATTTCCCGAACACCCGCACCTGGTACACCTACAGTGCCTATGTGGCGGACTTCCCGTTCGATTTCCAGAGCGAGGCGCTGGTCAACACACAGATCAGCCTGCAGCGCTCTGGCGCGGGCAAATGGATCAAGAAAGGAGCCACAACGTGAGCACCATGAATTTGACGCTTGAAAGCCTGCAGGAGATGGGGGCGTTCACCGGCGCCCCCGTCGAGAAAGAAGTCACCTGGAAGCAAGATGGCCAGAAGCTGAAGGCCACGGTCCATGTGCGCAAGCTCTCCTACCACTCGGCGCGCACCGACATTGCCGCGATGAAAGGGGATGCCGATGGCCTGGCTGGGCGTATCGCCGCCTGCATCTGCCACGCCGATGGTACCCCGGTGTTCACCGTGGGCGACATCACCGGTGATGCCGACCCGGATCGCGGGCCGCTCAACAGCAACCTGACCATGGCCCTGCTCAACGTGATCGGAGAGGTGTCCGGCCTGGGAAAATCCACGACCCGGCGGAGATCACAGGGGAGGAAGAAGTCTGGCACGAGCTCGTGATGTGCGGCATCGGCGGTCGCACGATCGCCGAGGCACAGCAGCGCCTGAGCTATGACGAGTTCTGCCGCTGGGTCGCGTTCCGCCGGCGTCGCGGGTCGTTGCATTGGGGGATGCGCATCGAGCGCAGCATCGCGCAGCTCTCAACGCTCTACGCCAACGCACACCGCAAGAAGGGTGCCGAGCCACTCAGCATCCACGACTTCATGCTTCATGAGGACGAACCCGAGCTGACGCTCGAGCAGGCTATGGAGGCGTGGCAGTGATCTGGTCATCAAGATAATGGCATGTGCTAGAGTCACCTTACCTATGGATGAGGGGGTCTCATGCGAGCTTTGATTGCTGCCATTGGCACCACTCTTCTCGCCGGGTGTGCAACGAACTCGGTGGATGAGTCACTGCTGAATAAACCTGGAGTCGAGCTATCAAGCGACAGCTCAGGCATCGCTTATATCGAAACGGTGGAGATAAACAAGCCAGGCTACCAGCTGGAGAAGGACGATCTTCCTCTTTGCCTGGTTAAGAACGTCAGCAACCCATCAGTCACCTTGAAGGGGCGGTCATCAACCTATGTGAGCCCCTTCACTGGGATCGCTTATTCGGATACAGAGACCTCTGATGTGGCTGGCGGCGAAGTTCTGAAATACGTGACAGAAGATGGGCTCGAGGCGGTTGCTCAAGGGGTTGAGAAGTACGCGCCTAGTTCTATTGGGATGACCCTGGAGAAATACCTGCGGTATAGCCTGGGGGTGAAGGTGTCAGCCAATTCGACGACCTATCACTTCGATAAACTCGAGCAGGCGTTGGAAGATGCAGGCGCGACGAGCCTGATGGGATTCAAGAAGGTTGGAGCTTGGAGCTCTTCAGATCCTGTTGCTGCCTACTCAACCCTGGAGTCGATAGCCGACCGAATAGATCGATGTCTCGCATCTAGGTAGAACGAACCTTTCCCAACTAGCCCCGCCATTGTGCGGGGCTTTTTATCGCCTGGAGAAACGATGGCCACACGCTCTCTTGGTCAGCTGACACTCGACCTGGTTGCCAGGATCAGTGGATTTGAAAAGCCGTTGGAGCAAGCTGCCCGGACCAGTCAGCGCCGTATGCGCCAGATTGAGCGTGATGGCCGTGATGCCGCGAGGGGAGTTGCAACGGTTGCCACGGCTGCGGCCGCCGCTGGAGCCGGAGTGTTGGCATATAGCCATCATGCAGCTCAGTCTGCGCGCGAAACGCAGCGCCAGGCCCAGATTGCCAATACGACTGCCAAGGAGATGCAGGCCCTGGGCTATGCCTCCGAGAGTGTCGGTGTACAGCAGGACAAGTTGGCGGACATCTATAAGGATGTGAACGACCGCGTCGGCGATTTCCTCAACACCGGCGGCGGTGAGATGAAGGACTTCTTCGAGAAGATTGCGCCGCAGGTAGGTGTCACTGCCGAGCAGTTCCGTAACCTTTCCGGCCCGGAAGCGCTCCAGCTCTACTATGACAGCCTCGAGAAGGCCAACCTCAGTCAATCTGAGATGACCTTCTATCTGGAGTCTGTCGCCGATGAAACGTCGGCGCTGATCCCCTTGTTGCGCGATGGGGGCAAGGAGTTCCGAAACCTCGCCGATGAGGCCGACACTCTGGGTATCGTGCTGTCCGACGCACAGATCGAGACCCTGGATGATATGGGGCACGACCTGGATCGCGTCATGGGCATCATGTCTGGCGCTACCCAGGTCGCAGTGGCAGAGCTGGCCCCTGGCTTATCGGCGGTGGCAGACGAGGCCATCGACCTGGCTACAGCGTTTCGAGAGGGCGACTACAGCACCCAGGTCGAGATCCTGTCGACCGCCGCCAGTGTGGCCACCGGGGCTGCTTCAGCATACGCCGCTTATCGGTCGGCGGTTGCTGCGGCCACGATTGCTCAGTGGGCCTTCAATGCCGCTGTCAACGCCAATGCGTTGGTAGCCCTGATTACAGTGTCTGGTGCGGCAGTTGGTGCGATCTATGCCTATCGCGAGGAATTGGGTCTGACGGACCCGGTGGCGCGGGCTGCTGATGAGGCCATGGATCGGCTGTCAGGTTCCATTGAGGACACCAACAAGGCAGCCCTCGATAGTGACTATGAGGCTCTGACGCTTGAGTTGCAGAGCATAGGGCTCGAAGCCGAAAGAGCAGCGGCCCAACTGGATGATCTCGAAGCTCGGCAGAGTTTCTATTCAGACAGCCACCTGGGTGTTGCCGCCAGCGCAGAGGGGGCTGCTGAGGATCAAAGAGCTCTCCTTGGCGCCCTTAAACAACGCGAACGCGAGATCGAAGCGGCGATCGAGAAGAATCGCCGACGCCGTGAGCAGTTGGGAAGTGGCGACTCTGATGATGACAATGTCGATCCGGGTGGCGGTGGTGGAGGTTCCACTACGTCAGATGAAACCGATGCCATCCAGCGGCAGATCGACGCTCTGAAGCTGCAGGCCGCCACCCTGGGGATGACCGAGGAAGAGCAGCAGCTCTACAAGCTCGCCGCCGATGGAGCTACGGATGCACAGCTGGCCCAGGCGCGGGCAGCACAGGAGGCGATTTCCAGCTACGAGGACCAGCAGCAGGCTCTCGACGATTATCGCCAGATGGTCGAGTCGCTGCGCACCCCGGAGGAACAGCTCAACGATCAGTTGCAACGCCGACTCGACCTGCTCGAGCAGGCCGAGGTGTCGCCAGAAGAACGGCAAAAGCTGCTGCCGCGCATTATCGACGAAGGGTTCAGCGACGCACCGGAATTCGAGGGGCTTGATGCAACGATCGGTGGGCCGTCGAGTGAGCTGGACAAGATCGAGGAAGCTGAAGAGCGTCTGCAGGAATGGTATGACACCCAGCTTGAGCAGCTGGCCACGTACCGAGAGGAACGTGCCGAACTTGAAGAGACCTGGAACGCGCAGGAGCGGGCACTCAAGCAAGCGCATGAGGACGAGCTGGCCCGGATTGAGTCGGCTCGTCAGTATGCCCAGCTGGCGGCGGCAGAAAGTGTCTTCGGTGATCTCTCCGAACTAACCGAGATGTTTGTCGGTGAGCAGTCTGGTGCCTATCGAGCGCTGTTCGCCACCCAGAAAGCGTTCAGCGTTGCCAGTGTCTTGCTTTCGAGCGCCGATGCCATAGGTAAGGCCTGGGCCAGCGCGCCGTTCCCTGCGAACTTGCCTGCGGTAGCGATCGCCACGGCGGAAACGGGCGCGCTGAGTGCTATGGTCGAAGGCATCAGCCTAGCCGGCATGGCCCACGACGGTATCGACCGCGTGCCTCAAGAGGGCACCTGGCTGCTCGACAAGGGCGAGCGCGTGCTGACGGCGGAGCAGGCCGATCGGTCCGACAAGGTGGACCGGGCTATTGCCTCCATTGCTGAAGGACAACGCAACGCAGGCCAGGGGGCGTTGCCGGGTGAGGGGGAGCTGCCGCCCATCTACGTTGACGCCCGGCAGTCCAGCGACCCGGTAGCAATGGAACAAGCGGCACGGCGTGGCGCGGAAGAGGGATATCGCAAGGTGTTTGAAGACGTGGCAACTAACGGCGCCATTCGGCGTGCACTGGGGGCATGATGCCAATCGAGTGGCCAGCAGGACTCAAGCCCAAGGAGATGACCTGGGGCCGGGTGTTCAACAGCCGTGCGTTCACCTCGCCGTTCACGCAGAGCCAGCAGGTGGTGACGCACCCTGGCGCCTACTGGAAGTGCACGCTGTCGTTCCGCGCGATGTACGAGGATGAAGAGCGAATCTTCAGCACCTTCCTCGGCGAGCTACAGGGCATGGCCGGCACGTTCTACCTCTACCCCTGGCGCCGGGCGCGCGCCGTCGAGGCGGGTGCCGCCCGCGTGGATGGCAGTGGCCTGGCCAGCGGCTCTCTGCGCACGCGCGGCTGGAACATCAGCCAGCAGGTGCTGACGCGCGGCGATTACATCACGGTCAACGACCAGCTGCTCGAGGTGCTGCACGACGTGTACAGCAACGGCGAGGGCCGGGCGACGATTCGTGTCTCGCCCTGGTTGCGCCGTGGACCCTCCGACGGTGACGTCATCGAGTACCTCAATCCCTACGCCGTGATGCGGCTGACCAGCGACGACGAGGAGCGTACCGTCAAGCCGTTGGTCGCCGGCGGTTCGATCGAAGCCCGGGAGGCGTTCTGATGCAGATCCATCCGTTTTCCGACGCGGTCGTCGACCTGCTCGCGCGGCCCACCGTTCGCCTGGCCTATGCCATTGAGCTCGACTTTGCCAGCGGCATGGTGCGGGCGCATTCCGGTACCGGCGAGATGGTGATCGATGGCTATACCTATTTCGGCGTCGGCCAGTTCGGCAAGATCTCGAACGCCAAGGAACGCCTCGACAGTGGCTCGCCGGCGTCGGTGACGCTGACACTCAATGGCCTGGATGATCAGCTGGTGGCCGATACCCTGCAGGAACGCTGCCGAGGGCGTGCCGCTCGCGTGATGCTGGTGGCCATCGACGAGGATGGCAGCTATGCCGCCGACATCCTGTTCAGCGGCAAGATGGATGCCGCCAAGTTGAGCTACGGCGGCCACGACGAACAGAACGCGATCCAGGTCACCGTGACCGACCGCATGGTGGACTGGCAGCGCGAGGGTACGGAGCGCTGGAGCGACGAGAACCATCGCAGCCGCCACCCCGGCGACCGCTTCTTCTACGCCGTCGCCCAGCTCGCCGACTGGCCGATCTACTGGGGCAACAAGAAAGACGCACCTTCCTTCAGCTATCCGTCATGACGATGAACCGATACCCCGACTGGCCCCACCGCCTGCAGAAGACCCTACAAGCCGCCCGCGAGGCGGCTTTTTCGTGGGGCGAACTCGACTGCTGCCTGCTCGCGGCGGACTGCTGCGTGGCCGTGTGTGGCGTCGATCCCGCCGAGCGGTACCGAGGCCGCTACACCACCGAGCGCGGTGCCAAGCGCGTGCTGGCCAATACCCACGGCTCGCTCGAGGCGGCCTGGGATGCCTGCTTTGAACGCATTCCCGTGCGCCTGGCGCAGCGCGGTGACGTCGTGCTGTTCGATGCGCCCCTGGGGCGCTGCATCGGCGTCGTCTGGGCGGGCGGTATCTGGTGCATGACCGACGATGGCGCGGCCCCGTCCCGCGCCGAGCCCTACCTGGCATGGAGAGTCGAGCATGAGTAAGGCCGTCAAGGCTGTCGCGGCCGTTGTCGTCGGTGTGGCGGTTGGGATTATGTTCACGCCGGCGGCGGGCTTTGCCGTCGGGGGCGCGCTGCTGGGCATGAGTGGTGCGCTCACGCCCAAGATGAACCAGGGCGCGAGTACGCAGACCGAGCTCAAGCAGGTGATCCGCTCCGGCAAGGAACCGGCGCATTACCAGTTCGGGCGCTCGGCCGTGGGTGGGCTGCTGTCCTGGGCCCAGGAACAACCCGGCGAGCAGGACGAGGACGAGTGGCTGCACCTGGTGTTCACGCTCAGCGAAGGGCCGATCGACAGCCTCGAGGATGTCTACCTCAACCAGGAGCCGGTGGCCGACGCCGGCGACCGCGTCGAGTATGCGCTGATCACCGACGCCTCCTCGGCCGATCCGTACCTGCTCGAGCATTCGCCCGACTGGCGGGAGGCCCAGGTCGGCGAGGGGCTGAGCTGGGTGCGCATGTCCCTGCGCTACGATCCGGAGTACTGGTCCACCGGCATCCCCAATCCGTTGTTCGTGATGAAGGGTCGGCGGGACATCTACGATCCGCGCACCGAGCAGAGCGGGTGGAGCGAGAACGCCGCCCTGGTGATTCTCTGGTACGTGCGCGAGCGCCTGGGGGTGCCCGATGACGAGATCCTCTGGGAGTCGTTCATCTCGGCGGCGAACCTCTGCGACGAGACCATCACTACTCCGGACGGTGGTACCGAGCCGCGCTACACCATCGGTGGCGGTTTCAAGGCCGACGAGCGCAAGGACCGCGTGCTGGCCGACATGGAGGCCGCTTGCGCCGGCAAGCTGCTGCGCATCGGCGGCAAGTTCGGGCTGATCGTCGGCGCCTACTACGGCCCCTACGAGTTCACGATCACCGAGGACATGGTGATCGGCTCGGTGACCGGCCAGGCCGAGGTGTCCCGCGCGGATGCGGTCAACACCATGCGCGGCAAGTTCGTCGACCCCGACCAGCGCTGGACCGAGACCGACTACCCGGCAGTGATCGTCGACCAGTGGGTGATCGATGACGGTGGCCCGATCGAGGCCACCCACGACCTGCCCTACGTCAACTCGCCGTATCAGGCCCAGCGCCTGGCCAACATCGAGCTGCGACGCCGGCGTGCCGGTGGTGCCCTCGAGATGACGCTCAACCTGGCCGGCTATGCCTGTCGTCCTGGGCGCGTGGTGCGCGTCAACCTCCCGTCACTCAACATCGACGGCGAGTTCCGCGTCACCGACTGGGACTTCCACGGCGACGAGGGCTGCAAGGTGTCGCTGGCGGCTGAGGCGCCGGAGATCTACGACGACGCTGTCGGCGTGCCGTGGGACCCGCTGGGCTTCATCTCGCTGCCCACTGGTGGCATGCCGGCGCCGAGCGGCGTGACCTATACCCTGGAGACCGTCGGCGAGGTGGTGCAGGGGCGCCTGAGCTGGAACCCGGTACCGAGCGCGATCAGCTACACCGTGGTCATCAAGCAAGGTGACAACGCCGTCCAGTCGATCCAGGTGCCGGCCGGGGTGACGACCACCACCATCGGCGGCCTGCGGTCCGGGCAGTACAGCGCCGAGGTTCGCGCCCGTGGCCATATCGGGCTGTCCGAGCCGGCCACCGTGTTCTTTGCGATCACCGCGCCGCCCATGCCCCAGGACGTGATCGTCGAGGTGGCCAACGAGAGTGTGCGCCTGATCCCGGTCCTCGACTGGAATGGCACCCCGGTGCAGTTCGAGTTCTGGTATTCGCCGAGTAGCCTGTCCACCGGCCAGATCGAGGCCAATGCCCAGTACCTCACCACCGGGGCAAGCCTGGTGCATACCGGGCGGCAGTGGGAGCGGACGTACTACTACTGGGTCCGTACCGTGAACGCCTACGGGGTGAGTGGCTGGTATGCCGTGACGGCCACCACCACCGCCGACTTCGATCAGGAATGGGCCGAGATCAATGATCGCCTGAATCGCCCCGGCGGCCTGGTCGATCAGTTCCAGAGTGCCGACAGCGTTCTCGACGACCGTGTCGACGATGTGCAGCAGCAGGCCCAACAGGCCCTGAACGATGCCCAGCAGGCCCTGGATGACGCGGCGGCCAACGGCGGGCTCATCGACACCGTCCAACAGCAAGCCCAACAGGCGCTTTCGGACACCCAGAAGGCGATCGATGACGCCATCGCCAACGGCGGCCGCATCGACGATGTCCAGCAGCAGGCGCAACAGGCCCTCTCCGATGCCCAGCAGGCCATCGATGACGCCGTCGCCAACGGCGGTCGCATCGACACCGTGCAGCAGCAAGCGCAGCAGGCGGTCGATGACGCCCAACAGGCGATCGACAACGCGGCCGCCAATGGGCTGGTGATCAGTGATGTGCAGAGCACCGTCGATGCCGCGCAACTGACCATCGACCAGCTGCGCCAGGACGTGGATGGCCTCGAGCAGAACGGCGTCACGATGGCCGAGCTGGAGCGCGTCACCCAGCAGATGAACGATCTGACGGCGCTGCAGTATGCGGCCCTGCATGCCCGCACCGCCGGCAATGCGGCCCTCATCGACGTCACGCAACGTGTCCAGATCAGCGACAAGGCGGCGCTCACCCAGATGGTCCGGGCCCAGGAGAGCCGGATCGACGAGAACCGCGCCCAGCTGACCACCATCGACACCACCTATGCCGACAAGGTGGCTGCCCTGTCTTCACGCATCGGCGAGCTGTCGGCGACGATCGATGCCTTGCCTCAGTTCAGCAGCGGGTTCGAGCCGGGGGCCGATTTCGATCAGTGGACCGTTGGCGACGATGACACGCTCACGGCCGATACCAGCGATCCTTTCGCCGGCGTGCAGTCTGCGTTGATCACGTCGACGGCGGGTGATCCGGGGTCAGGTAATACCACCGGCGGTACCTACGCGGCCATTCCCTCCGGCGCCACGGACGCCTTCGAGGGCTACGAGGTCATCGTCTCGATTGCCGCGCGGCAGCCCGATAGCAATGCGTCGGCTGAGTTCGCTGTGGCGTACTCCACGGCCAGCGTCGGCAACAGCGGCTGGCAACGCTTCTCGCCGGGGCCGACCTGGGACACCTATGAGTTTCGCTACACGGTCCCCGAGGGATCGAACAGCACGACCGATTATATCGGCATCTGGGGGGACACCGCCGGCGGTGGTGGCGGCGTGATGATCGATGCCGTCAACGTCCGGCGGGCCAATGCCGAGATCCAGGAAATCACGGCGCTGCTCGAACAGGAACAGGCGGCGCGTGTGGACGGCGACAAGGCGAATGCGCTGAATCACCAGAACCTCAAGACGGCATTCGAGGACAATCGCGCTCAGGTCAGCCGTGACCTGCAATCGCTCACCGATGAGACCCAGAGCCTGGGGCGTGACCTGACCGCGCTGGAGGCGGATTACGAGGACAACAAGGCGGCCGTCGGTCAGGAGCTCACGGTGCTCAGCGATGACACCCAGGCCATCGCCGGGCGCCTGAACACTGCCGAGAGCACTATCGGTGAACACACTGCCTCGATCGAGGACAACCAGCAGACCCTGGCGCTCAACGAGGTCGTACAGACGATCGCCGATCTGGCGCTGAGTGCCCAGGCCGCCGGCGGCTCGGCGGTGCAGGACGTCGAGCGCATCGTGCGTGTCGACGAAGAGCAGGCGATCTCGTTGCGGGTCGAGATGCTGCGGGCCGACTTCGAGGGCAACCGCTCTCAGGTCGATGTGCGGCTGACCTCGCTGGTGACCGATACCCAGGCATTGGCCGAGGACCTGTCGGTGCTGGAGGTCGACTACGAGGCCAACAAGAGTGCGGTGAGCCAGGACCTGGCCGCACTCGCGGACGATACCCAGGCGCTGGCCCAGGACCACTCGGTGCTCGAGACCGATTATCAGGACAACAAGACGGCCGTCGATCAGCAGCTGACGGCGTTGTCCGACGAGACGCAGGCCCTGGCCCAGGACCACACGGCCCTACAGACTGACTATGAGGACAACAAAACCAACGTCAGTCAGCAACTGACAGCGCTCTCCAACGAGACACAGGCACTGGGGCAGGACGTCACCGACCTGGAAGCCGATTACCAGAGCAACAAGAGCGCGGTGAGTCAGGACCTGGCCGCGCTCGCGGACGACACCCAGGCCCTGGCGCAGGATCACACGGCCTTAGAGACCGACTATCAGGACAACAAGGCCAGCGTCGACGACCGACTGACCTCGCTGTCGAACGATACCGAGTCGCTGGGGCAGAGCCTGACCGCGCTGGAGGCGGATTACGAGGACAACAAGGCGGCTGTCGGTCAGGAGCTCACGGTGCTCAGCGATGACACCCAGGCCATCGCCGGGCGCCTGAACACCGCCGAGAGCGACATCGGCAAGAACACTGCATCGATCGAGGACAACCAGCAGACCCTGGCGCTCAACGAGGTCGTGCAGACGATCGCCGATCTGGCGCTGAGTGCCCAGGCCGCCGGCGGCTCGGCGGTACAGGACGTCGAGCGCATCGTGCGTGTCGATGAAGAGCAGGCGATCTCGCTGCGGGTCGAGACGCTGCGGGCCGACTTCGAGGGCAACCGCTCTCAGGTCGATCTGCGGTTGACCTCGCTGGTGACCGATACCCAGGCGCTGGCTCAGGACCTGTCGGTGCTGGAGGTCGACTACGAGGCTAACAAGAGCGCGGTGAGTCAGGACCTGGCGGCGCTCGCGGACGACACCCAGGCGCTGGCCCAGGACCACTCGGCGCTCGAGACCCACTATCAGGACAACAAGACGAGTGTCGATCAGCAGCTGACCGCCCTCAGCAATGAGAGCCAGGCCCTGGCCCAGGACCATGCCGCCCTCGAGACCGACTATGAGGACAACAAAAGCTCAGTCAGCCAGGAACTGACGGCGCTCAGCAATGACACCAGTGGACTCTCACAGCGACTCGACGAGTATGAGGTCGAGGTCGACGACCAGTTCGCCAGCGTCGATCAGCAGATCGGCGCCGTCTATGACCCGCAGACCGGCGCGGTGGCCCAAGCGGTGACGACGGTCAACGTCAATGGCCGCAAGGGCATGCTGGGCATCCAGGTTGATGGCGAGCTCGCCGAGATCGTGGGTATCGCCGATCAGTTCGCGATCCAGAACCCGGTCAACGGTGAGCTGGTGACGGCCTTTGTTGTCGCCGATGGCCGGGTCGTGATGCGTGATGTGCTGATCCGTGATGCCGCGATCACGACACTCAAGATCGCCGGCGAGGCCGTCACGGTGGGAGTCGCGTCCCGCTCGTCCGCGTGGGTGTCGGGGCTATGGGGCGGCAAGGAAGTCATCGCGGGGTCCATCGACCCCCAGGGTGGGCGCGTGATCGTGAATTTTTCCTGCATACAGCGACCGCCCTGGAACTCCCAGTCGGACTCTCGGGGAAGGGCAAAATTCACCGTCTACCGCGATGGCCACGTGATCTGGAGCGAGACCTTTTACTGGGAGGGCACGACGTATGAGACCCGGCAGCCCATGAATATCTTCTTCGTCGATGGCAACCGGAATGGCATGAAGCGGTATTCCGTCGAAATACAAACGTTCAACGATAGCTTGGGTGGTGGTGATCATCCGAACTATCGGGATTTTTCGCTCGGTGTCGATGGGTACAAGAGGTAGTGATGACCGTTGTGGTGTTTGATGCCAGGACTGGCGCGATACGCCGTGTTGTCGAGTGCTCAGCGTCAATGGCTGAGCATCAGGCGGCGACCGATGAGGCGAGCGTTATCGTGTCGAGCGACACACACGTTGATGATGAGCGGCACTACATCGATCTGCAGGACCGGTCTGTCGCGAAACGCCGGACCTTCGAGGTGTCGCATGCGATCCGTGGCTTGTCGGTGACGCTGGGCAGCCTGCCCGGCGGTACGCTCGTCCGCGTGCTCGGGGAGGAGATGGTCGCCGACGGCGATGATGAGATCGAATTCGACGTGCCCGGCACCTACCTCATCGAGCTATCTCACCCGCACTACCTCGACGACGTCCTGGAGGTGACCGTTGAGTAAGCTCCGCATTCGACGTCACGCCGATCGCGATGTTGCCGAGGCGTACTACCTGGCGGCCGTGGACCGCGCCACGCCCAGTGTCCCGCCGCTGATTGCTGCCCGGCGCGAGGCCAAATGGGCCGAGGTCCAGGCCGGTGATGGACCCATCCTGCAGGCGGAAGCCGAGGCCCTTGGCTGCTCGCTGCAGGAGGTGATCGACAGCGTGACGGCTGCACGTCGCCAGTGGTGCGAAGACGAGGCGCAGCGGGAAGCTGCCCGGGTCCGGGCCAAGGCGCTCATTCGCCAGGCCGACACGCCAGCCGAGATGCACCGCATCGCCGCCCCCTGGTGCGATTGACCACGATACATTCACGAACACATGCCGCCCACGAGGCGGCATTTTTTTGCCTGATGGGAGGGCAGCATGGCTGATCCGACGAATTATCAGCAGTTCAATCAACGGACCACCGAGCTGGTTCAGGTCGTCACCGACGCACTGAAGGCGGCATATGGGCTCGAAAATATCTCACAAGGGGAGGCTCTGGGCCTGCTGGCCGGCATTGACAATCTTTCCAGTGCGCCGGTCGGCAATGTGGGAGCGTTGCTGTCGGCACTGGGCTTCAACAACGTCCTGCCCAACGGGCGTAATGTCAACGGACCTTGGCCGACCAGTACACTGGATGATTTCGAGAGCGTTGGCGCGGATGTCTACTACTGCGGCGGTGATGTCAACGATAAGCCATATCCGGCATTCGGTATCTGTTTGCACCTACCGATCTTCTCGAGCGCCTATCAGATTTATTTCAGCGGCTTTTCCAACTCCAGTTCCGTGGAGGTGCTCACGCGCTTCGCGCAGAAGGATGACAACGGGAACTGGATTGGTACGGACTGGCGTGAGTGGCTATCAAAACCAACTCATACGACAGATCGACTTCAAGTGGCGAAGAATGTAGCCGAGCAATCCGGGCCGGACAGCCTCGGTGGTTACATCTTCGCCGTGACCGACACGGCCTGCTGGCATGGCCAGACAACCGCGGGGGCCAATCTGACTCCCTGTGGCATCCAGGCCAATGGGGCGATAGCCCAGGGCGACAATGGCAAAACCCGCACGGGGACGTGGCGCTGTCTCGGTCGCGGCGCGGCAGGCGATGCAACTCTTTGGCAGAAGGTGGCTGACTAATGGACATCAGGAACGCGAAGAACAACGCCGATGGTCTCACCATCAATTGTGAGATCGACCATCCCGAGCTCGGGTGGATTCCGTACACCGCTTCGCCGGAGGTGGAGACCGAGACAGGGAAGACGGTGTGGGCCGCTCTGCAGAACATGGAGGTTGCCCCGTTTGATGAGGAGGCGCATTTGGCTCAGGCCAAGGCGTCGGCACTCGCGGCGCTCAATGCGGACTACGAGGCGGCTGCCAATCCCCTGATCCGCGACTATCCCGCGACCGAGCGCTTGAGCTGGGCCCAGCAACTCTCCGAGGCCGAGGCATACCAGGCATGGGTAGACGCCGGCGAGCAGGGTGACGCGCCGGCGACGCCGACTCTCTCGGCCATCCTCAGCGGGCGCAACGGCTCGGACGGTACCGAGACGCTCGCCGATCTGGCGGTGGCGGTGATCAATCGAGCCGCCGCGTTCATCCAGTGGCAGCAGTACACCGGGCTGCGACAGCGAGGTGAATGGGCCATCCAGGCGGCCGAAACGCCAGACGAGGCCAGGGCCGTGACCTGGCAGACCCTGATCCAAGACATTCAATAGGAGGGCAGGCATGTCCCATTACACCAAGATCGACCCGCTGTTCGACCAGTTCCGCGACGCCCGCGACGCGGCGGAAGCCAAGCTGCGCGAGGCCCTGCCGCCAGGATCTCGCGTCATGATCCAGTCAGGCCCGGAATGGATCGGGCCCTACGAGGTACTCGAGTACCCGCGCCTATCTTTCGGCCAGCTGCATCTTCGCAACGTCGAGACTGGCGCCGAGCGCCGGGTCGGGTACGCGCAGACCAAGCCGGTGTGA